TATATATACCAATTTCTTATAATCTGAATAGCCTTACGAGCACATAATAAATTAAGTGCCGGTCCAAAACCCGAATAATCTGCCGTAACTATATTCTTTCCAACAGTCATTAATCGAGTAGCTAAATCAGTCCATTCGAAGCTATTAATATCAATACCAACAGCATGTTCAACATCAAGACGAGCATTCTGATATGAAACAGTAAAATCCATAAAATATTGACGACATTGTATAGTATAGTCCAGTGGTGATATCGAGAATATCCTCACAGATCCAGGTTTTCGAATCTTTTCTTTAGGTATTTTTCGATCCTTCAAACAATCAACAAATACCGTAAATGGCAGTTCCCGTCTTAATCTTTGTTGCTTCTTAATTTTCATAACATTAATTAAGAAAGGATCACATCCCTTATAGACATACCCGCCACGATCATTTTGTTCTAAATTCAATAACCATTTCTTTGATTTTAATCCCGGAGGCCTAAATGTTGTATACGGAAAACCCTCACTTGTGTTAAGATCCAATTTCTCAAAATTCGGAATATTTGGATCACCAACTACTGCCGTAGCCTTCGATAATTTTGATACTTTGCCACGAACTGGCGAAACTTTAGCCAGAATTAGTGTATTCAAATCATTGTATGCCATTTCCAATAAGTCACTAGGAAAATTGTCAGTAACCAAACCATGTTTGTCTACACCCTCTTGCATTGGTGAAAAAGGTTTGTCAGATATTCTTTCATCATTTTGATGAAGAACAGGTGGTTCACATATAACATCAAAAATTTCTCCATGACATTCCGTTGGAATAACCTTGGATTTTCCAGTTTCCCTATGTGCAAATTCACACGGTACAATACCCAATACTTCAATATGAGAACGCGGTTTCAAAAAACCCTCTTTCCATTCCATCATATTTGGTTCTATGACATCAACAATAGGTGATACCTCCAGAAGAGGAGAGAATTGTTCAAAAGTTATTGCTTCACTCATACCCAATCTTCCATTAATATCCCCCGCTACATGTATACCATATATAGGATGTTCCAATGAATCAGAAATTAATAAACTACCACAGATGCCCCTTCCACCATACGGATATTTATAACCATCTCTAATAGTAAATCCATCAAATCCATTTGAAGGTTCTATTTCAATCCCCTCAACTCGTTCACAATATTGCGGGGTAACTAATACAGAATCATCACCATATTGAGGCTCAATCAAACGACTCAAGGGACCGACATTGCGATGATCACTTTGTCGTGCCATATGTTTAATTAAATTTTTAAACGGTGGAATTTGTTTTGGTAATTCATATATACCCAAGCTAGAATCAATAAACGGTTTGAATATAATATCCGAATATTTAACCGGTAATTTGTATCCATGCCCA